ATACGAAATCCAGCCATGTCTTACTCCTTAATCTGCCCAGACGTACCGTGCCTGAAACGTACCAGTGAGTCGCAATAGACTCATGGCTTGTGCTGTAAATCCCACCCCAGCGGTAACTGAGATTACTTGCAAAGATAAACCACCCAATGGGAGCATCTGATGCTCAGTAACATTATGGGTCGCAGTGCTATCCGTCCCCATCAGGTAAATTTCGACCTTAGATGTGGCACTGATTGTTGCAGCGGAAACGGCAGTAGTCACAACATTGGTCCCAGGTACAGAGCCAAAGTTGAAAGTGACTGTACCCTGCCCTGTTGCCATTATGCCGCCGTAAAGACGTTACCTGAGAAGGTGAAGGTGAACGTATCACCACTGGCTAGTGTTACACCACCTACACCGTAGTCCCACTGGGCTACAGGGATACCGGCAGTAGCATCCCAAAGAACGGCGTATCGGAATGGCCCAACTGTACCCGTAGCAGTCCAAACAGCAGGGTTAGCTAACGTGAATGTGTAAGTTCCGGCAGTCTGAGCAGCAGTCGTAACAGTACAAGCGTTACCACCGGCGGTATAGCCGTTACCAGTAGCGAGATCGTCAGTACCGGCCACAAAAGTGGTCTTAGCAGTAGCATCAGCGTTAGTAAGAGCCACTTTCCATGAGTCAGAACCGACATTGATCTGCTCCAAAAGCGGCTCAATAGCTGCTGTAATCTTAGTATAGGCGACCGTTGGCATGGGATTTCCTTAATTCAGGTCATACCACAAGTCGTTAACCTGTGGATTACTTGGTGCGGTCAATGATACTGTAATCTGCTGGTTCTGCAAAGAACGAGCTAATACATGGGTGTTTTTGGCGATTTCCGTGACGATTTCACCAGCATCGATGATTTTGCCTGTGGATAACTTAAGCACCAGATGTCCATCCATAGCCACTTCTGCATCGACCACAGAAGTGCCATCTGCACCGTCAGCGCCATCTTTCAGACCCCTTGTAGCAAGTTCAACCTTCTTGTCAACATAGATCGGAATCTCCGAATGCAACCATTCCGCGAATTTTCCGAACGTTGTTTTCATTTGGGTGAAATCCCGCTAACCTTGTTGTAGAAGGGAAGTTTACCGAACTCCGCACGGTGAGACTCTATCAGTTTCTGCTCCTCTTTGATAGCAGTATCCTTATCGACAATCATATACTCTATTTCATCAAAAGCCCATGAGCTTCTACTTGACTCGGAAAGTCTCTCAGCGATATGACCTTGACCAATGTAGACAATCTCCCCATCAAATAAGTATTGATAAACACCAATTTCATCACGATTTGGCTTTCTCTCACTCAGTTTGTGTTGCCATGTAGGGCTAAGGTTTCCTACCCACATGTCACCATCGCGTCGCATCACAATCTTCCCGTTGATTGTTCCGACGAGAATAGAAGTACGAGGGTGGTTAGCGAGACATGACGTAGCAATCACAGCGTTGACCGTCTTTTTGCCGCCTGTCCTAGCGTTACCTCCACCATCGGGGGTCAGAAGATAGCGATCTTCACCATCCTCTGAAAAGAACTTTACCGCCACGTGGTGACCGCACTTGCTGACAAACACTGAAGCAAAATCACCGATACCGTATCCAGATTGCTCCATGAACGGAACATTGAGAGCAATCGCTTTCTTACGCAGGGTGATACAAGGAGCATCTATACGATTGCTCTTGTTTTTCTGAATTTCCCATTCCATTTAGGTTCTCCTTGAAAAGAACCCATCTTACCATTTTTAGCCATGATCACCATCAGGTCATCGAGTTCGGCTTTCATTTCAAGAGCAAATAGTCTTTCCACCTCTTTCGCCACTTGCTCCTGACTAGGTGGATCACCCTTCTCACCTTGATCTCCTTTTTGAAGCTGTCTAGCTTCCAGATCAACTATACGCCCGTCAACCTGATCAAGCAACTTGCCAACCAGCAGCCCCAACCCCACCAGTTTTAGGTTAGGGTCAGCCGCTGGAGTCAGGACTGTCTTGATCTTATCGACGTTCATTCGCCAGCAGCCTTATTAGTGGCATCGAGCATCGCTTGGGTCTCACGCTGGTGCTTCTGGTCAGCGTAGTGCATCTGCATCTCAGTGATCTGCCGATTGTTGTGCATATCGGCTTCCTTGAGGTTGATATCTTTCTCTTTGAGCATCAACTCGGCAATCTTGGCACGTTTCTCGAAATCAGACTCTTCATTGCCGTTACTTAGGTTGTTACTCAGAGCAGTCATGAGCTTAGTCTTGACCACTTCAGGGGCCAATTGAGCGTCTACAACAGCCTTTTGAGCCTCTGCTTCAGCCTTCTTAGCCTGCGACTGCTTCAACTGGACATCAGCCTGTGCACCAGCCATTTGAGCCTGCTGTGCAGCCATCTGAGCCCGTTGAGCCTGTGGATCGGGCTGCGACTTCTGTTGAATCTGAGCCAGCATCTCCTCACGATTACTCATAGAAGAGTTCTTGACTACTGCCTGCATCAGGATCGGTGTCAGCGGAGAGTCAGCACCCAAAGTCTGGATCAGGAAGGCCAACTGCTTCTGCTCATATTCCCGTGCCACGATGCCCAGAGTGGCCGTGGGGATGAATTTCACGTCAATCGACGGGTAACGCTGCGGATCAAACTGCATGAAGCGCCAAGCAGCCTTGTAAATGAACGGAATGAGGAAATCTTCTTGGAAGTTCACCAAAACCCGCTTGTACTTCTTGATCAGTGTGGCAGTCGCCATGTTGAAGTCACCCGCATCACGGGAGACTTGGGAGACGCTACCAGCAGAGTCCACTGTAGCGGTTGCCATCAGAAGCATCCGCTCGAACTCTTTGGATGTCTCCATCGAGGCACCGTCATTCTGACCAAACTTGAACGGCATCAAAATCTCGTTGGGGTTGCCGGTGGTCATGATCGCCTTACCGGGCTTAACCTCAAACTTCATGCCGCGAGGCAGTCTGGTGGAGTCCATCGCCAGCATGGGTGCACTGGTGAGGGCTAGACCGTCCATATGGGCACGCATAGAGCCGTCGATAGCAGCCTGCATATTGAAGGCTTTCTCGGCTGTACCGCGCCCTGGGAGGCGATTAGGTACCGTATCGGCCTGATAGGTCAGGACCGGACGGTCCTTCATCATGTATGGGTTTTCCTCGATCTTCAGCAGCTTCTCACCGTTGGCGATGACCGCGATCACCTCCACCATGTCCTTGTAGTCCTCTACATCGGACTCCATCCCGTCGTTACCCAGTACATCCACGACTTCTTCACCGTCCACGTTCAGGTACTCACGGGGTACAAGGCCGTAGTAGGTCAGCAGTTTGACCTTATCGTCCTCATAGTTGCGCGATTCTTGGGTAGGTTCAAGCGAGTCATCCTCATAGAGTGAGGAGATGTCAATGTCACGGTACTTACCGCTTTGGATACCGGCAGCAATCTTGTGGATACCCACATACTTCTCAATCGCCACGCCCATGCAGTCATCCACAGTGGTGCCGTTGGGGTCGTAGAGGAAGTTTTTGGGGTTGATGGGAACCAGTTTGACCGAAATCCGGTCTTTTTGACCCGAACCGTAAGCAATCTGGTTACCACCGATGGGAACGCTCATCGGCTTGAAAACAGTGACTTTTCAGTCACGATTTCAGCGATACCAGTGCCATATACCTCACCCAAGAGGCAGATGTGGTCGATGGATTTGCGGATTTTGTCTTGGGCAAAGTCCTCTTTTAGCTGGTTTTTCAGCCTCTCAACGTCCACTGCGCCACTTTTATCCGCCAAGTCATCGGCAATGTCAAAATACTCACCCTGACCGAAGATCGCCTCCATAATCTCAGCATGGCGAGTCTCAATGGCTTGCTGGGTGGCCGGAGAGATGACCTTGGAACGTTCGGACTCACGGGTCTTGTCAGTCTCAACCCACTTGCCGCGCCAAGTACGCTCATATTTATCCCAATCCTCCATGAAGTTCTGGTCGCGGTACTCGCGCCACCGATTTGTGTGATCGACGATGAAGCCGACAAGCTCCTTCTCGACCTCAGTCGGTTCATGCTTGTCGGGGGATTCATTGGTCAGATCGACAATCTGACCGGAATTGGAAAACCTTGAGTAACGTCCATCACTTCTTACCTTTCTGTGGCTTGGGGCCTTTTAGACCTACCGGCCTCGGATAGAGCAATGGCAATGGCTTGCTTTTGGGGCTTACCCGCCTTCATCTCAGTCTTGATGTTCTGAGACACAACTTCATTAGACGAGCCTTTGGCAAGCGGCATGACTACTCCTTAGTTTAGAGATTCTTCCACTCATCGTATGAGTCGGTACGAGCGCCACCTGCACGTTTCTCATGCAGGTACTGCTGATAATCAGCAGACTGCTTCAACCCTGGTGTACCCATGCCACCCCGACCCGCATTACCCGATTTGATACCCTCGAAACTAGGGGTATCTTCAGAATAGCGGGATCGACTGCCAGTAGGTTTACTTGAACCCACATCGTAAGGGGAAGTTTGGTCGTTCTCATCAACTGACTTGTATGGATAACCTTTAGGCATAGCTGCTCCTGTGGATAACTTGTGGGCAATTCTACCGCTTGTATCAGTATCCGGCAATGTCGTCAAGTACGTCGAAGTCATCGTCCACCTCTTGGCGACCATAACTAGTCGTGACGAGGTTAGCCACCAACGATAGTGCGTCTATCAGATCATCGTGGGCTTTGGTGGATGGAAACGCCATGTACTCCACCTTGAACCTATCCCACTTCTCTCGGCTGTTCAGAGTTATCCGTCCGTGCTCGAACAGACCTTGGAGGTTGTAAGTGATCCGGTTAGTCTTACTGCCCCCGCCTATCTGTATGGCCTCGATATGAGCATACTGGGCGTTCTTACGCATCAAGTCGGTCAGGTAGGGCATAAGTGCACGTTGTAAGCTACCCTTCTCGATGCCCACCATCAACGGCTTGTGAGTACGTACAGCCATCAGGATACGCACGGCCGTCTCTCGAACGTCCCAGCGGCCGTAGTCGATCTTACGAACGAACCACCGCCCCTCGTCATCCACCGTGACTACAGCAATGGCAGTGTTGTCCAAGTGCTTCTTTTTAGTCTCACCGAGCACCGCTTCGAAGCCAGCAGGGTCCACGGCAATGAACGTATCGCCTTGGGGCGGGTGCTCACTGAACTTGAGCCACTCCTCCTTGAAGATGGCCCCCTCCATAGTCTGGAAACTCGCCATATACTCTTGGTTGAACGCAGCGGTACTCATGGTCTTACGAGCATCCTCAATCTCCTGTGGGTCGATTAGCTCATTGTCTAAGGTGGTGAAGTGCCAACTCTTCCAATCTTTGACCTCATCGTCCTGCCCCTTGTCGTACATATCACGGAACCCGGACGGACCAGGTTCGGGCGTACCGATAATCAGTGCACCACCCTTCATATCAGATAGGGCAGGACGGATGATCTTTTCCCATACGTTGTCGCGCATATCCTTGTACTCATCCAAGACAGCGTAGTAGAGTTTCATACCACGCAAGGAGTCTGGGGCATCTGCACCACGGACGTAAATCTTGACTCCGTTGATTAGCATGACTTCGCTGGAGTTGATGGATACCTTCTGAATTACAGGGCGGGCAAGGTCTTGCAGCAAATCCCAGCATAGTGTACGGGCCATCCCCAAGGTAGGTGCCACATATAGGATGCCACCCTCGTGCGATGGGCACTCTAAAGCCTTGACTATCAGGGTAACTACTGAGTTACGGGTTTTCCCACAGCGCCGTCCAGCCACCACCACTTTGAATCGTGCTGGGTCACTGAAAACGCTTTTTTGCCACTTGAGTAGACTGAATGAGAGTGAATCACTCATAGGTCTGCTCCAAACTCACCAGTAGGTGCATTTTCAATCACTTGCACTTCCTGAACTTCCTGCACCATCTCTGTAGGTTTAACGTAAGGACTTTTCACCTCACCAATATTTACGGTAATGCCACCACTACCGAAACTGGACTGCGCCGGTTGATCCTTACCGAATCGTTTCTTGTCCACCATCTCGCAATACCTCCACCGCTGTTGCACACGCAGGTTTGATCTCGCCACATCCTCCAGCCCATCCCCATCAGCAATCGAGATAGTGGTAGCGGCAATGATCTCAGCACCGATTGCTTGAGCCTCCTTGTACTCTTTCCACTTGTCTGGTTGGCGTTTGATCCACGCCATCATGTTGTTCTTCACCTTGTCATCGTAAGGTGAGTCTTCCATGATCTCTTTCCACAATGAGCCTTGCTCCATGCGTTCAATGATGTTCACGAACAGAGCATTGCGCTGAAGGTCGAGTAGCTCCTTGGCCGCATTGGTAGTCGGGTAGAGCGTAATAGTCGGTGCTGTCGTCGCTGGTTGTTCTGGGGTCGATTCCAGCCAGCTAGGGATTTGTGTATCGGTTGTCATGGAACTTATTATCTGTGGATAACTTGGGTTGTGCAAGCGTAAAGATGTTTGTTGCACTTGAAAAATGGTGATCAGTGCGGGATGTAACGGAACTTATTACAACTGAAAAATGGTGATCGGTGCGTGGGAGGGTATGGCAAAAACAATTAACACGTGATCACATGACACCCCCCCCGTCATGCTCTATCTGTGGACAACATGGCTCATGGTGCAGCGCAGCATCAGTGTACTGAATGACACTCATACTCTATGGGGTAGCTGTGGATAACTATGCTGTGACTCCATACAGTTGTGGATAACTATTGGATAAAGTTATCCACAGATTCTTAAAAATTGTGGATAAATCATGAGCCTGTGGATAACTTATTGCGGTGCAGCATTTGATCAATTGATGCTGTGACAACTGTGACAGATTCCACTTGAATGGGTGAAAAAGTGTATTCAAATCTGTACCACTAGCTAACTGTGACAACTTTCCCATGATCCCCTTTAGATCCATTTAGAAAATATATACACATACCCCTTTTACCCTATCCAATCCCTCGATCTCAGGGCGGATTGTCACAGTTAGCGTTAGTGTGTAGAATCTTAAATACATCAACCAATTGAAAGCCCAACATGTCCAAAAGCTATCCCATTCCATTAAACGACGTGGAGTTAGAGCACTGTCTATCTCTGTTCCCTGAACATCCATGTAAAGCTATTCGCTATGCGCTCGATATGTGGGGAGCACAACGTTACCCAGTGCTTGCCTACACCTACCAAAAGCGACACAACATTGTGTCGGTTAGATTGAATGCCGACGACGTGGAGCGGGCCAAGGCTATCGGCGGTAACGTCAGCAAGGGAATTCGTCGCGCCATTCAATTTGCGCCACCGGCATGGTTGGCGCAGTTAGATAAAAAGTAGTCGCATTCATTACTTGACACTGTAAAGAACTTTATTACAATAAATACATCATCAACAAACGAAGGGAAACACATCATGACCTACTTACATCACATTGCCCATTGTGAGGCTTTGCACGCTAAACCCTTATCTTATGTCCAATGGCTCCGCATACGCGCTGCCATGGGCTTGTAATCACTTAATGGAGCTAACCTATCATGCGCAAAATCGAACAGTCTATGCTGCAAGCCCTTGCCGGTAATACGTATTGGAAAGAATCTAACACCATGGTGCATGGCACTACTGGCGATGTGTACCTACACGGCAACCACATTGCCAAGCTCTTCAATGGTGTTTTGAGCGTCAATCGCTACACGTTAGCCCGTTGGCCTAGTGCAACCACAAAAAGCCGCCTGCGTGCCCTCGGCGCTAACGTGACAACCAAAAACGGCGTAACTTATCTCGACAATGAAAAGGTTTAACTATGTACCAGACAATCAGCCTTCACCAGTTCCGCGATGCATTCCGTGCTATCCGTCCCGATAACTTCACATGGGACGGCTTGGAAATCCTATTCGACCACATTGAGAGCATCGAGGATGACACTGGCACTCCAATCGAGTTCGATGTTATCGCGCTGTGCTGTGACTACTCCGAAGATACGCCGGAAGGCATCGCTCGCTCGTATGGCCTTGATCTGTCCGAGTTCGATGACGACGACGAAGACGGCAAGCGTGCAGCAGTGCGCGAGTACCTTGAAGAGAACACCATTGTTTGTGGTGAATCCAAGCTAGGTTTCGTTTATCTTAACTTTTGATAGGGATTAACCATGTATTACGTTCAATTTTTTCAGCGTGCCGTATGGCCCGAAGGTACTAAAAAGATTATCGAGGCAAGCGGCGACCGTTCCGTAATTATTCTCGATGGTAGAGAATCGAAAAACACAATGCACGGGTTTGCTGAATCTGAATGCAATAAGCGCGGATTCATTGGGTGGCAACTGTTTAAGGGTGAGTCTTTCACCCGTTCAATTCCTATTTCCGAACTTATTCACTCATGGTAATAACTATGCGCTACCTTAAAGAACTAATTGAAGCATTGATTATTGCAGCGATTATCACTATTCCCTTTGTTATCTATTTTTGGAGAATGTAATGAGTACCCACACAACCCCGATTGATAGATGCGGTTTATATCTAACTCGGAACGGAAAACAGGTGAGAATATACGCTATCCATACCGATGGTAAATCTAGTGCGCCATGCCATGGTCACATACTAACGATTGACAAACTCGGACGTGTACGGCGTAAATGGAATATCTGGTGCCTGAATGGTAACTTTAAATTCGTAGGTACATCCGGTTTAGATATTGTTTCTTATGTGGGAGCGTAAAAATGTCGCGCGATCAATTGATTGAAGTCTATTTAGACTTTTTGAATAACTATTTGACATATTCACATTACGCCGAATGTCACGGATTGACCGAAGATCAAGCCGTGGCACTACTGGCTATCGGTCGTCAATGCTGGCAAACCCCACATCCTGAGGCTTAAACCATGCACATTTTGTTCATAACCCTGCCTTGCGTACTGGTGCTAATTCTGGCTACAATCGACGCGTAAGTTGCTCTTGTCTCCCTTCGGCTAGCTTGATCCGCTAGCTTTCATAAGCCCTAAGAATCGCTCTTAGGGCTTTTTTTGACTAGCTGCACCCGATGCACCAATAAAGTAAAACGGCCCGTTATGGGCGTTTTAGTGGTGCTGACGATAAGGTTAGTCGTCCATCGTGGCCGGATCATATCCCGGCGTGAATTGACGT